GCACCAGGAAACGAAGCTCCGGTTGGCAAAATATTGAAATCAAGAACTATGAATTCAGCAGCCTTAGCAGGTTTCAAATATACTTGACCGTAGAGGATATTTCGATCAATCAAATCGGGAGTATTATTTGTATCATCCATTACAACTTGGAAAGCATACAATCCACTTCTTTGTTGTATAGATTCAAGGTATGGGTTGACAATCGCCAAGAACTTGTTACGTGTAGAAGCTACGTTCTGTTCAAACACTATATACTTGGCTGTTGAGGCGAAGAATTTCTTAATGTTGATCAACAATCTTCTAACGTTAACACGATCAAGAGCAGAGGCTTTGTTTTGGAGGGTTTTTTGACCCCAAACACAGATACCTTGGCCTGGGAACGATGCTATTGGATTGATTTTACCTTCATATAGTGTATCACGTTCCTCATGTGTGGTTCTGTCACAAACTTGAACAGCTTGTGTAATACCACCACGGTTTAGACCAGCGGGAGCAAACCACTCAGCAGCAACTTTATCGTTCGAAGCATAAATTGCTGGTAACACTACGGATGGTGGAACTCTTATGATCTTGTTAGTGTTCGTATCAAGTATTTTAACCCAAGGATAGTAAGCTGCTGCGTAATTTGTATCATACATTTTACCGTAACTTACAACCTCGTCAATTTGACCTGTTGAACCTTCTGTTGCTGGTGTTACATGGAGATCCATGATGTAGAAACAATCACCACGTTTTTCACACATATCAACCACAAGGTTTGTTACGTATGGGTGGTGTTGGTGAACAAGTCCTGGTGTGGCTATGAGGTTGATATCAAACTCATCGGCATTTCCAAGAGCTGCTATACATTGTTTGTAAGCTATTGAACCAGCAGCATTAATGTCTGTGCAATCCAATCCCTGAGTGTTTCCTGGGATAATGTCAGAACCAACATTAATTGATATTGCTGGTGATTGACCATCAAACCCACCTTGGAAACCTACAACGAATTTTCTCATTTTCACATATGTTGTTTCGTTACTTGCATCATATATGAACGGAACACTTCCTGATAAAGAAGCATCAAGATAAGAACCTACAGTTGAAGGTTTTTCATAACCCCAATCTGTTACGGTTTGATCAAGAGCGAATATTCAGTTACGTCCGATACTTGTGTAACTTCCAAACTTAGGAAGTGGTGCGAAGTATTGGAGGTTGTCATCAGCAGTACCGTTTCCGACTGAAGCTGTTGGATATAGAGCAGCCAATTCAGAATCAGCACCTGTAGGAGCATCGTTGAATGCTACTCCGGATGGATACTTGCCCGGATCAATACCGTAGATTGAAGCTCTTGAATATCTTATTGGAGATACCCAATTACCCATACTACTGTTGATTGGAGTTACCAATGCTTCAAATCCAGCAGGAACTGCTGTAATTGCCGCAGGGTTGGTAGAAGATTCAATTCTGATATATTTACTAAGGTTTGTATAAGTTCCAAACTCAATTATTTTACCAGCGAAGTTGATGTAGTTGTATCTATCACCAATTCTACGTGCAACATAGTTTGAAGAATCTGGGTCAAGATTCAAGTTTTGGAATGTTTCGAGAATCACTGGTTTTTTGTCAGTGTCACTGTATTTACGAACACTTAGTGTGAAAGAACCCCAATCACTTCCAGCCACCTGACCAGCCAATTTAACATTACTAATCTCAACTTTGTAAGATGTGTTAGTATCTGTTCCATCGGCAAGTGTATGAACTTTGAAAAGACGGAATCTTGTTGGTGTTCCAGATCCATCCCAAGAAGCTACTGCTTGTGATATGATCCAAGGAGTTGCTGCATGTGTGATACTGTATTGGGAATCACCAGTGTTTAGGTTTCTTGAATAATCATCCGTGAAATCAACTGGATCACCGGCCCAAAGTGCATTTCCATTAGGAAGGAAAGAACCACTGATAAAATATTTGTTATTATCAGCCATAACCATGTCAATGGTGTTTTCAAATATTTTATAAAGATAAGCAGCTTCTTTCTTTGTTCCTGTTGCATACTTGGCAGGATCTCCAGCTCTTGGATCTTTTCCGAATACATTTGTAATATATTTGGGGTTTGAAGAATCCAATGAGAATCCATAAACACCGTAAGGTGCGGTACTATTTGAAGATTTCAACTGAATAGCGAATTCTTTAGATATGGATGAACTGTATGAATTTGCTACAATGGATGAACTCATCACACTTGCATTTGAACCTTGAACAAATACTGATCCTGAAAAACCAGGAGCAACCAAATCACTTATTGTTCCGTTTTGTGTATCAGCCAATACTGCCAATATTCTATAATCTGCATTACCGGTTGTCCAAGTATTAGTGCAAACATCGTATGTTGGTGTTCCAACAGGAGTAAATGTTCCGTTATACTGACCAAATGAACCACTCAAATATCCTTTAACATTCCAAAGAGGAACAACCCCACATGCTCCAATCACGTTTTCCATACTTGCAGATACGAGTGTTGGAAGATCAGATCCATTGTTTCCATTGAACGCTTCAGATGTGTTTGTAACTGTAGTAGAACTTCCTAAATCAATTGTTATTGCTTTAGATGTATTGATTGCTACATATAAAGAACTTCCGGATACTAATGTGGGTGGGTAATAAGCACTGCCACTCCAAAGGTTTTTTGCAAGTGTTGTGTCATAAACCAACGTATTTAAAGTAAAATCAGATCCACCGAGTTGTTCACGGTAAACAGTCATACTTCCTGATAATTTAAAAGTATCACCAGTAAAGGAAGATGATATTCTATTATAAGATTTTAAAGTTTTAACTACAACGTTTGTGAATACTACGGTTTGTCCATTGTATGTTGGAGAACCCAAAGATCCTGTCAAATTTGGATTTGACACATCTGCAACAACTGGGTCTGGAGCGAATTTAAGTGTAAAAGTGCCACTAACAGCCATAGAAGATGTTAACTCCATGTTTACTCCAACGTATGCTTGTCCGGATGAAGTAATTGTTGAAGAATATACAGTTTGTGATGTTGATGCTGCTCCAGTTGCAAGATACGAACTAGAATTAACGTGTGGAATATATAAAAAAGACTGTGAATAAGCGTTGGAATAATCTCCTGCTGATGGATAAAAAGCCGAACTTTGACTTACCAAAGCAGCAGCTGTATTATTTCTGTTATATTCACCTTTGATTGCCCAAATGACAAACGGGTAATTTTGTTTATATCCGGTTAATGCACCAACACGACAAACGGTAACAAGACCTCTTTCGGTCAAGTATTGTTTGGCTGTGTATGGTCCGTAATATACTCCATCAGCTACACCGAATTTTTCTTCGAGCTCATTCACTGAACGAACTAAAGTTGGTGCAAATGCTGGTCCTTTAGGGAATGGAGCCAAGATTGCACCACCGATGTCTGCGACACCTTGTGCAATTCCTGATAAATCATTCTCCCTCGTAAAAACTCCAGGAGAAACTATACGATCTACTGGACTGAATCTTCCACCTTCGGTTATTGGCATGGCATGTTCTTTCTCTTTGTTGTATCTGTTGATACGGTTTTATTATTTATTTTTTCGATGTACAACATCAAATTGATATAAAAATCTAATTATAAATATTGACCAAAAATCGAAAGAGATAGATATTTATATTTTTCCAACTAACTTTTTTTAATTTGGTGTAAACATACCACTTTTTAAATTTAAACCACCTTCACCGTATTTTTGAAGTATTTTATCCATCAAGTCACCTTCTCGTTTTTTAAACTCTTCGGTTTTGTTTCTTAATGAATTTTCTTTATCGGATAGGTTTTTGTATAAAACATCCAATTCCATTTTTTCGAGGTAAAGTTCACCAAACTCAAAAATGTTTCTTTGAATCTCTTCTTTTAGTTTGTTGAATTCGTTAAATTCTTCTTCTGTAATTTTAATAGGTTCGCCCATATAGTTTATATATCTATTCGGTGGTTATTTCATTAATTTTATTATTATCAACGACAACCACCACAACCTAAATATATAAACGGATTTAACTATTTAGTAGATGGGGATGTAGATGTTGGATGATCATGTGATGATGTAACTTTAAAATTGTTTAATGCATATGGTACGAAAACTTGTCCTACTATAAACAATATTACAGAAGCTGCTGCTGTCCAAGAAATGATTTTTTTATTGATTGTATCAGTTTTGATTTCCATTACTGATACTCTTTTATCCATTTCTGATATTTTCATGTCATGGATGGGACATTTAAATTCTGTCGGCATTACTGTTAATTTTTTATCTAGTTTATTGAGAAGTTCTTTAATCTCGCTCATATCAGCTTTAAGTTCTTTAGAATTTTCTTCTAGTAATGCTATTCTAAAATCATGTAAATTTACTTTATCTTCAGTGCTCATATTGTTATATTCTTGGTTCCAGATCATTGTTGTCATTATTCACAAATATTCCCCCTTTCATCTGCGCCTTTTAAAATTTATATTAAATATACATCTTCTGTATTATAAGTATACATTACTTGACAAAATATTAGACATTT